ATTCCGGGGCTTGCTTTGGCGGCTGATGCTCCAACTGTTTCTAATGTTTTTCCAATAGATTCGCCAACACCTTCTATAGATTTTCCAGCGACTTTTGATACCACTTTTATTTTAGTTACGGTTCCTAGCATATTTAATGCTGCTCCTCCGAACGCCATGAAGGCAGCACCACCTGCGATTGTTAAAGGGTGCAAGTCCTTGAGAAAAAGTATAAAATCTCCAAGACCTTGAACTATTTTTCTAATTGTTGGTATCATTGGTTCCATATTTATAGCAAGGTCAGCCATTATTTCTTTAAGTTTGGCTGTAATGCTCATGGCTTTAGCCATTTTTTCATTTAGAGCCTCTTGATCTTTAGCCTCGGCTGCTTTTGCTTTTTGTAACCTTCTATGTTCTGATACACTCACACCGAGAATTTGTTGGGCTTCTTTCATGTTTTTAATGCCCAATTGGGTTGCAATGGCTTGTTGTGTAAACCTATCAAGGTCTTTAAATGCTTTACCAGTGCTCTGCAATCCTCTGATTACTTCTTCAACTCTTTTATCATGATCCATCATTTGAAGATTCATACCAGAGAAACTTGTTCCCAAAATAGCATTCATCTTTGCTGCTGTTTGTGCTGCATCAGAAAATGTTTCAAATTTATCTGCTATACCTAACAATGTATCCACTTCAACACCAGCAGCGGCAGCCATCGATGCAATATTACCAAATATTTTAACAGACTTTGTTCCATATACAGCAAGGGTGGAAAGTGATTTATTATAATCTTTTGTTATTTGAGATGCCGTTTTGCCCAATACATCACCAGATAATGCAATTTCTCTTGTCATGTCTGCGGCTTGATCTGCTGATACCCCGAAGGCTTTATTTAAAGCAGTTATCGTTTCTGTTGAATCAGACATTGAAACGCCGATTTCAGCCAAGCCTGCGACAGTACTTGTTAGTTTTTGCTGTGTTTCTGTTCCCAATGTATTAAATTGAGAAAGTCCTTGTCTTAGTTCAGCAATAGCCTTTCCAGCATCTTCCGCAGAAACTCCGAATTGCCTCATTGTATCATTTGTGGATGCTATTAAGTCATCAAAATTCCGAGCAAAACCTGTTGTTTTTACAAATTCCGAACCTGCCTTATCAACCGCAAACATCATTTTAAATGTCGATTCAGCAACTTTTGATAAAATTGAAATGCCTACATTTAAAGGGTTAAATACTTCTTTAAAACCTTGGGCGAGACCTTTGAGCCCATTAGGGTCCTTTGCAAATTCTCCCAATTCTACCATCTTTCCGATAAATTTATTACTAGACTTTGAAAGAAGCCCCATCTTTGTTGCTATGTCTTCAAAGAATGGCTTTGACTTTTTTAATGCATCTTTATATGTGGGACCAAGATCATCTATTTCGTCTTTATATTTCTGAGCTTCTTTGGCGAGTTGTATAAAAGCATCGGCTTGAAATCCCGCTATCTCGATTGCTTCTATTTGTGCTTGGGTTAGATTTTCTGTTGACTCATAGGCATCACCTGTAATCTCTTTAAACTGCTTTAAGATATCGTTATTGGCTTCATAGGCTGCAAGGCTGTCGCCCATAATCTCGGCTACTCTTTTTTGACTTTGAGCAAGCTTTATGGTCTCGGCATTAACTTTTTCTTCAATTTCAAAGTATTCTTTTAACTTTTTATTATACTCTTCTTGTGTTATGGTATTATTTTTTAATTGCTTATTGAGCCCTTTAAGACCTTCTTCGGTTAGTTTCGCCATTTATTAACCCTCGTCTTTGAAAGGCCACAATAATCCTGTTGTATTTTCAAAGTTCTGTACTGCTGTATTTAGTTCTTCGCGAGATTTTACAGTTTGAAGATGTTCTTTTCCATAGCGAGAATAAGCATCAAGATATGCTTTCTCGGCTACAATCGCTTGAGCATATGATTTAACATCTTTGTGCTTTCCACGAATAATAAATTTAGGACCGGCAGCCTCTTCTTCATTGACATTAGCGACAACTTTAACATCGTCCCCATACATCATTTTTAATAAAGATTTAGACCAAGATCCTAACATCTCCATCCATGTCTCTTTAAGAAGTTTCCTTTCTGATAAATCAATTACTAACATATAAATTATCTCCCCAATTGTAGTAAATAGTTTTAATAAAAAAATGCCCCAAAGGGCATTATTTATCTTCGTTTATTGGCTTTGTCTATTTCTTTTTTCTCGTCTTTAAACTGTTTCTGTAGTCTCTTTAAAAACCATAATCTTAATCCAACAGGTAAATTATAAGCCTCCATAAAAGACCAACCACCATGATGTTTTAAAAGAAAAAACTGCTCATAAATAGCCTCAACATATTTATCGGTCAGGCCAAAAAAAGTCAGCCCCAAAGGGCACCTCCAATTCTTGCTCAAAGCCGCATGCGGTACAAGAATAGTCGTCAATAACCTTGACATCTGGGTTGACCAACCTATAGCAAGTCCTTAAGTGTCTTGAGTCTCTTGTTGGTAGATTATCAACGAATTGCTCAATAACTTGTCGTTCGGTGTGCCCAGCAACAGAAACAATCATTCTTTTATACTGATCTGTTAAATTGGATTCCAAAAGATTTCCTTTTGCCTTGTTGCTTGATAATTCAGATAAATATATTTCGTCTTCGCCTGTTAGTAGTTTAAACTGCACTTCGTATTTGCTTAGTGGCATCGTGGCTTTAAAGTTACCATTGTCTGCTTGTGTTAGTCCAATTTGCTCATCTAATGTTGTTTCGTGAACTTTCGTCTTACTTAGATCAAAATTAATTTGAGAAGTGTCGGAACAAGCGGGGCATGTTACATTCGTAGTATAATCTGCTCCATATCCTGAAATACGAGCGGCAATAATAATAGCATTTCGATCGCCAACAAACAATGAAGAAGCCTTAATGTTTTTATTGACTATAATATTGTCTAAGAATCTCTCGATTGCGACACCTTTCTTTAGAAGGGTTTTGGAGGTCAATATATCTTCGTCCTTTGCAGTCATATATCGTATTTCGATTGTATCTTGTCCGTGCATTGGGTGAGTATTATCATATCCCAAGCCCTTTGAGGGAAGATCAACAAACTCTGTTGGTGCAACAAAGTGCATTGGGCTCTGGGCACTTGTTGTCTCTGGGGTTGGAGCCTCTGCTTGAGGGACTGCTCCAGTTCGTCCCATATTATTTCTACTCAATTTTCACCTCTTTAAAATTATTTTTCTGTTGTCGCATAATCATAAGTAACTATTATTTCTATTGAAACCAATTCATCGCTACTATAGTCCAAATCACCATAGTTGACTGATGATATAAATGAATTGACCAATGTCCAAGTTCTTAATGTAGTACCATCGTCCTTCATTTGTTCAATAATAAAATCTTTAGATACTTCGGGGTCAGTAGAAGCAATTTTCTTTATCCCATCTTCTTGTAGGAAAGAAAAACCATGATCGGTTAAGACTTTTTTAAGCCCTTCGACTGATTTGGCGACATCAATAATACTAATAGTAACCGGGTTCCAAGTAGGAACACCGGGATACTTAAACTTTTGATTTAAAAGTTGATATTCATTAGTATTGATTTCAAACGATGGTAATGTTACAGAATTAACATACCACCAATTTGTTCCTGCTGGTCCCATTTTAAATCTATATTTTCTTGCGGGACTCGAATCCTTGCTACTCCAAAAAGCCATTGAAACCTCTTAATGAATCAACTTTTAGCTTCAAATCGGGTATCTGCACCGGCACCACCAGTACAAGTAGCCCAATCATAACGAAGAGTCATTTCAATTGTTTTCAAATCGTCACTACTATAATCCAAAGAACCAAAGTTAGCAGATTTGATAAATGGGTTTTTCAATTCCCAAATTTCAATTTCTTTTCCTTCAGCATCTAAGACTTCAATCTTAATCAAACCTAAGCCAGCGGCTTTCTTCTTGGAAATAGAAGACTTGTTTGCTGCTGCACCTTCGTTTGCAGGTACGATATATCCACTATCTACAAGCATCTTATTTAATAAGTCGGTTGCATCGGGAGAAATAGGATCAACAAGACTCAATGAGACCTCTGACCAAGAAACTCTCCCTGGGAAGTAATATTTATTATCCATATGATTGTGTTCAACTTCTGAAACATCAAATGAAGGAAGAGTGGCTGTTTTTGCCCACCATACGATAGAGTTAGCTTGTCCGAAAGGGATCATAGTAACTTTAAATCTATAATTTCTTTTTGCCTCTGATGTGTGGCTGCTCCAAAATGCCATAATTTGTTTTCTCCTTATTATAACTTAATTAGTTTCTACTCTAGAATTGAACGCCTGATCTTGTGATAACAAAATCAATTGCAATAAATTCTATTGCTCTTGCTGGCTTGACGAAAATCTTAGCATATAAAATGTTTTGATCAACCAAAGAAGGTGTCGTAGTTGTTTCGTCTAGAACAAGCTTGTATTCTGTGATTCCAAATCTTGCTTGGACATCAGCCAAGATCAAATCAGCACTTGACTTGAAACGTGACCATGTTGCTTGAACATTTTGATCAAAAAGAATAGTATCTGCAATTGCTCCAACTCTCTTCTTGAGGTAAATCATCAATCGTCTTACATTGATTCTATCCAATGCGGAAGGAGTTTGTTGCAGTGTCTTCTGACCGAAGATTACAATTTCTCCAACTGCTGGGAATCGTGCGATTGGGTTAATATTCAATTCATATAATTCATCGCGATCTGATTTTGGAAGACTCTTCCAAGTTCCGACAACGCGAGGTCCGTCATTTCCACCAAGGATAGAAATGCCACCACGATTGAATCCAGCAGGTGCGAACCAAGGTCCTTCTGAATTTGCGTCAGAGAAAGCCAAGGCTCCAAGTGCCGCTACAGAAGCAGGAGCAACAAACACATCACCGTTTCCAGAAAGTGTATCGCGCATACGAACTCTTGGGTAGTAAGTGGCTGCGTAGCTAGTATTTAGATCTCTAGTGCGAGCAGTGGATAGAACTTGGCTAGTTTTACCACCAGTGGTTAGTGTACCGTTATTCTCAAATGTTTCTAAATAACTGTCGTCCAAGTCAATAATCGCAAGGGCGTCACCACGATCTTCAACAGTAGACATAAGCTGGTTGGATAGTGTCTCATCAATTAGACCCGGTACAGAAACCACATCATATTGAACTACTTCACTATCTGAGATTGCCTTGATAGCTTTAGATATAGAATAATTTGCATAACTTGTTGTCTCGTCTTTGCCTTTCAATGCTGTCTCGTTAGCAAATGGGTCAACTTGCGTAATGTCTAAGCCATTGAAGCCACCGAAAAATGGTGCTGCGAATTTTCTAACACCATCTGATAACAATGCTTGCGTTCCCGCCAATGCGGTTCGAGCAGTATTAGCAGCGTGTGAACCAGACTCCCAATAATATCTACCAGAAGACTTTATTATATCGTCTAAAGAAAATACGAATGAATAACCTGTTCCTGTTCCAGCGGCATGTAAATCAATTCCACCACCTTGGTAGCGGAGTAAATCAATATAGCCTCTGTCGGAAAGAATTTTAGAATCGTTTTTGCTTGCTATTTTCTGCCTAAGACCAAAAGTGTCTGTGGCAAGATAATTTTGTGAATTTTTAGCTGTGTTTTCTTCCGACAATTTTAATCTAGGCCATTCGAAAGAAGCAGTTAAATTTCCAACCGATTGACTTATGAATGATAAAGGTGCTTGGTCGGTTGCTGTGTTATATGGTATCGTAACACCACCACCAGTAATATAAGTGGTTGCAAAAGATGTAGACAGTTCGTCAGTGACTCCAAAAGTATACGGCTGGACGCCATAACTATCGGCACTACCAGAAATAATAGTGAAACCGTTTGGTCTTATCGGGCCAAAGAAACCGAATGGAACTTTATAAGCATCTGTTATATTTGCTTTCCAATCATCTGCCATCTCTACATAAACATAATTTGACTGATTTGGGTATTCACCATACATTTCATAACGCTCTGTGGCAGTGTCCCATTGCTGATACATATCGCCAATCTTTTTACCAATAAAATCTGCTGAAGCTTCATCAAGGTTCATGTTTGAAAATTGTTCAACTATATCACCACCTAAGTTGCGAATCATAACCGAGAAGGTTGAATTCGGATCTCTAACGCTTCCAAGTGTGATATCTTCAATAGTGACATAATAATTTCTTTCAAAATAATCACCTTCACTCAAAGATACCAAGCGAAACAATTTTTTCATTTCGTCTGCCATGTAGTTTGCTGGTGAATTTTGAGGATCTGGGTCTCTGGTAATAAACCAACCAGTCTTGGAGGCAGCAGCAGGGGCCTTATGAAAAAGAAGGTTGTTAGCAACAGCAGCACCCCTTTGCAAAGGAAGTAATATACCATATTGTTTTCCTGCTGTGGCTGCTAAATCTGTGCTGAGGACCATTCGGTTAACACCTTCTTCATATGATTCGCCAAGAAAATAATTTTTAACCTGTGAGGCTCCATAATTTGTTGTATTTATTTTTTGTGGATTAGTGTTTAAAACATTTCTAATGTACCCTTCTTTTTGATCTGGGTCAAAGTGAAATACTAACGATTCTGCCACAGATCCGTCTTGTGTTGCTGAGGTGTGAACATTTAGTTTAAATGTTGCTGGTTGGGCGGCAGAGCTTATTGACTCTATTAGTGAATTTGCAGAAGCAGTTGTTGCACCTTGGCCACCGGCGATGTTCCCTTCCAACGTTAGGGCTGAAGCTGTTGTATAAATGATAGCAGCTAAAGTTCCTGTTGCGTTTGTTGTAGCACTAGCTGAAGGCATAAC